CTACCAGAAGCAGTTGGCACAGGACGGGCTCGACCAGCACGCCCAGGATCTCGCGTACGACAGCCACACCGAGCACCTCAAGTTGAGCCTGCCGTACCCCATCGCCACCACCGACGTGCCGCCCGAAACCTTCTATTACACGAAGAACGAAAACGGCTACACCTCCGTCGTCGAGATCAAGGACGTGCCCTACATGGAAGCCCTCGAGCGCTTCGGCGCCGGGCTCGACTCCAGCGGCAACGTCCGAACCAACCCAGGCGGTTCGTTCGATCCCAGAGCTGCTCAGCTCGCTCGACCCGAGTGGGCGCACGTCATGAAGACCGCCGGCTCCACCAGCCTCCGCTGCATCGAGGCCTGGGACGAGGACGTCCAGGTCATCTGTCTCGCCGGGCCTAACCAGATCGCCAGGGGCTCCGACAAAGCCACCCTGTGCAAGGTCGTCGAGCACACCTACGGCGATCCGTACCTGCACACTCTGAAGGGCCCGTACTTCCACGCCCTCGGCATCACCACGGCGTCCCGGCTGCCGGAGCACGCCGGGCTGTCGGTGCTGTACGGCTACCTCGAGTTGTTCCGCCTCATCGACAGTTTGCTGACCATCCAGGCCAACAGCGCCTTTCTGACCGGCTTCCCGACGTGGAAGCAAACTACCAATCCCAACGCCATCCCCGGCCTGCCGTGGGGCAACGACGGGAAGGAAGCGGCAAGCCAGCCGCGGGTCGAGCCGGGCAAGCTATACCCCTTCGACATCGCACCCGTCGACCAGCCGCGCAGCGGCGCCGACGCGAGCACGCTCCTGACCAACATCCAGCAACTGGTGGAGCGCGCCATGCCCGCGGCCTTCAGCGGCGCGGTCGGCGCCGACCAGTCGGGCTACGCCCTCAACCAGGCCGCCTATCTGGCCGGGCTCGCGTTCAACCCGATCGTCGCCAACGCCGAGGTCGCACTCGCCGAACGGACCGGTTTCGAGTCCTGGCTGATCGAGAACAGGATCAGCGAAACGGTTTACGCGTGGGGCGACCAGCCGGGCAAGCCCGGCGGCCGCGGCGCCGGCCAGACCAAGGGCTCGTGGCTGCAGATGGACCCGGACGAGCTCAACGGGATCCACCGCTACACCGTCAAGCTCAGCCCCAGCACTCCGTCCAACGAGATCATCCAGATCCGCAGCATCGGCGAGAAGATGCAGTTGAAGCTCATCACCTACGAGGACGCGGTCACCGAGGCCGGCGGCAACCCCGACGAGGTCGAGCAGTCCTGGCTGCTGCACGAGCTGAAGCAGTCGCCTGAGATCCAGCAGCAGTTGAAGACGGCCGTCTTCCAGAAGCTCGGCACCATCCAGATGGCCCAGTTGAACAAGCCCGGTACGCCGAGCCTGGCCGAGATGGCCGGCATGCAGACCGGCGCGGTCACCAACGTGCCCGGCACGCCGGGGACGCCGCCCTCCGGACCGATGCCCGGCGGCATGCCCGGCAATCCCGTGCCGTCGCCGGGTCAGGGTCTGCCCCTGGCGCCGCCTCCCCCCGGCGGTGGCGGGCTGGCCATGCCACCCGGCGGAGCGCCCGGCGGCAACGTCGTGGTCCCCAACCCGCCGCCCAACTCCCTTCCGCTCATGCCCGGGGGCCGCTAGGTGCCGCCGCGGCAAACGCTCCTCGACAGTGTGGCGAACGACCTCGCCGTGTGGCTCGACCAGGAATCAACCAGGATCGCCGCGGCCATGGCGCCCCAGGGCGTGGCGCCGTTTTCGGCCGGGCTGAACGAGGAGCAGAAGCTCGAGTATTACCGCGCAAAACTGTTCAATCCCGACGGCAGCCCCAACCTGCAGGGACGTCAGGAGGAGATGCAGCGGTTGGGCCCGCAGTCCTTCACCATGGTCTACAAAGCGGTCATCAAGGCCTACCCGCAACTGCGGCTGCCGACACCGCCCGGTATGCCCGGCGGCGACATTACCCAGGCCACACCACCGCAGGCGCCGTCAGGGGTGCCGGTTCCCAACGTGCCCCGCGGCATGCTCACCCCGAACGTGCCGCAGATCACGCCCATCGTGCAGCCCGGTACGTAGGAGGAAAGACTGACTGATGTCGTTTACGGCCGATCCTTCCCAGACCCAGAACCTGCTCAGCGGCATGCAGAACGCCGCGCAGATGGCCTACTACCAGTCCAAACTGGCAGGCGACGCCGACACGCTCGCCTTCCAGAAGGCCCAGGCCGCGATGCAGCAGGCGATGCAGCAGACCAACTCCTTCGGCTACGCCGCCGCTGGCAACTGGGCTGACCTGAACTCGCTGGCCGCCAACGCCCCGCCGCCGGGCACGCCTACGCTTGCGGCCGGTCAGGCCACCGGCGGCATCGGCTACATCCCCGGCTACACCGGGACCGACGCCGGCCAGACGATGGCTCAACTGTCGGGCGCCCAGGGTATGGCCAGCAATGCGGCCGGGCTCACGGGCTTCTACCAGGCACCCAGCCAGTCGCAGTTCTCGCCGGGCACCTTCGTGCGCCTCGACCCGAAGACGTACGACACCGCCACCTACGGCGATACCCAGATCAGCTACGTCCTGCCCTCGGGCCAGTTGCAGCGGGTCAGCATCCCCCAGGCCAAAGCCATGGGCTGGAACGGCGACCTGTCGAGCATGAACACGCTGGCAGCCCAGCAAGCGCAAGCGCTCGAGCAGGCGCCGCCGAGCCAGCTCCCCACCCAGACGCTCGCCGGGCTGAGCGGCTACAGCAACCTCAACAGCGCGGCGCAGAACCAGGCCATCGCACAGTCGGGTGCCACCGGCATGTACCAGGCGCCGGCCCAGATCTACGCGCCCGGCACCGACCTGACCGGGCACACCTTCCAGCAGCTCGACCCGCAGACGCAGCGCAACTACTACGTCTCGAACGGCGGCGACTGGAACGCCGCCATGCAGAAGTGGGTCAACGACTCCAATACCCAGATCACGCAGTGGTCGCAGGCCAACGGCGTGCCAGTTCCCAACCAGCAGGGCACGCCCCAGGAAACGCTTGCTGCCCAGCAGCAGTACTTCCAGCAGGCCAACGCGCTGGCGACCCAGTACGGCCAGTACTACGCCCCCGGTGCGCCGGGCCAGGCCGGCCAGGCCGGCGTCAACATGCCGCAGCAAGGTCAGCAGACGCTGGCGGGCAACGAGCAGAACTACACCCAGTGGCTGCGCAGCCAGCAGGCCGCGCTCGCCCAGTGGCAGGCCCAGCAAACCGACAGCCAGAACTACTTGACTCTGCTCAGCGGACTCCGAGGTCCGGCCGATTACGCCCAGTATCAGAAAGTCCTCGGCGCTACCCCGGGCGGCATGAAAGACCTCGTGGCCGCTGCCGCGGGCCAGTACATCCCCGGCGGCGGAGCCACCACCGGCGTCGCGCCGACACCCGTGACGCTACAGAACTTCGTCGGCAGCGCCACCGGCCAGCAACCCGGCGCGGCCGACACTTCGGGCCAGGCCGCCATGAACAGCCTGGTGGCGCCCAACCAGATGGCGCCACAGACCTGGAATGCGCTCACGGATTCGCAAAAGCAGATGCTCCTGGGAACCTGGGAGTCGCAGGGCTACACCAAGGAAGACGCGCAGTCGCTCTTCAATCAGAGCCTGCCGAAGTACGCCACGCAATCCGCCGGCGCCGGCACCTTCAAGTTGCAGTAGGTCTGCATGCCCGATCTGCCCGACGTTCCGCAGCAAGCCTGGAACACGTTCGCGGCAGACCGCTGGTTCACGAGCTCGAGCGATCGCATCAACAGTTTGCCGACCGCGGCAACTCCGCCCGGTACGGGCTTCTTCAACTCGTCGAGCGCGCGCATCAACGGGCTGCAGGCGCAGATCCAGCCGCCGATGCCCATCCCGGCACCGGCGCCGCCGGTCACGCTGCCGCAGCCGACACCACTGCCGGTCCCGCAGCCGACACCGCTTCCCACTCCCGCGCCGGCACCGCTGCCGGGCCCGCTCCCGCAACCTGTAGCGCCGCCGCAGTTCCAACCGGGCCTGCCGCCGACGCCACCACCGGTCACCTTGCCGCAACCGGTGGCGCCTCCAGTTCAAGATCGCCCGGTCGAGCTGCTGCCCCAGACACCGACGCTGCCCATGCTCGGTGGCGATCAGCCGCAGTTGCCAACGCCCCCGGTGTACGCCCCGACGCCGGCGCCGACGCCCGTCCAGAGCCCCTTCGGCGGCGAGGCCACGGGTCCGTTCGCACCCGGCACGACCGAGAAGTACACGCCGCCGGGCACGACGACCACTACCACCACGACGACGACCACGCCTGCTCCGGCCGCGGCTCCTTCTCAAACCGGTCCCATCGACAGTTCTACGCCTGCGGCATTCGCCCAGAGTTTTGCCCCGTATGCGCAGTACGCGGCGCAGCAACTTGGTGTCGACCCGAGCTGGGTGACGGCCATGGCGGCGTCCGAGTCGAACTACGGTAAAGCTGGCGGTAACGAGCTCTTCGGCATCAAGGCGCTGCCCGGTCAGGCAGGCACGAGCATGATGACCCACGAGGGTGAGTACGGCGGGACGAACGTGGCACAGACGTTCGCCAGTTACGACACGCCGCTCGACGCGGTGAAGGCCTACGTCAACCTGATCAAGAACCACTATCCGGGCGCGGTCGGCGCGACAGACCTCGGCACGTTCGTCCACGGGCTCAAGCAGGGCGGCTACTTCACGGCGGCCGAACCGGAGTACCGCGGCATTCTGAACGCGATCGCCAATCGCGGCGACATCCAGCAAGGTCTCCAGCAAGGTCTTGGTAACGCCGCGCAAGCCGTGGGGAATGCCGCGTCGACTGTGGGCAGCCAGGTCAGGGCTACCGCGAATACGGTCAGCCAGTTCGGCGACAAGCAGCTCTCGAGTGACGAGGCGTACGCCGCGTGCGGACCGGCGGCCGCGGTGCGTTTCGCCCAGGCCTACGGTCGCAATCCGACGCTACGAGAGGCGACCGATCTGGCAGCCACGGTGGGCTGGACTGCGGGCCAGGGCATGGCCGGCATCAACAGCGAGCAGCAGCTCCTCCAGAAACTGGGCGTCCCGACGAAACTGGTGGGGGCCGACACGCAGGCGATGGCGCACGAGGCGCAGACCGGCAACCCGGTCACGATCTCGACGCCCGGGCACTATTTCTACGCCGACGGCTACAACCCGCAGACCGGCGCGTTTCACGTCGGACAGTCTGGTCTCGACCTCCGCGGCGGCAGCGAGTGGATGACGCCCGAACAGATGTCCGCGCGTATGGGTCCGATCCAGGGCGCGCTCTTCGCCGATAACCCACAGGCGCCGGCCGTGTCGACCTCGGCACCGGTCACCGATCAGCTCTCTCAGACCCGCGACACCCTGAGCGCTGCATTAAGAGGTAAGGCGCCACTAGCACCGACGATCCCGCGTCAGGCCATGACCCAGTTCGGCAGCAGCCAGGACACCCAGGTCCAGCAATTGGACCAGGCGGTCCAGACCGCGAACCAGCCGCGCCAGCGGCCGAATCCCCTGTCGGTCTTCGATACCAGCACACCAACACCCGGCGACATCTCGAAGAGCGATAACCCGATCGAGAACCTGGGCAGTCTGATCGGCAACGCCATTCAGAGCGCACTGCAGAGCGCGCTCGGTGGTGGACCCCCCGGTGGCGGCAACCAGCGCAGGACGCCACCCGACGAGAACCAGCCGAGCTCGCTCGACCTGAGCCTCGACAGCACGCCGATTCCGCAACCAGAGGACGTCGGTACGCGCACCCGTCAGATGATCGAGCAGTTGCAGACGCTCCCTGGTGGCCGCTCGCTGTCGTCGGTCGTCGGCGTCCCGGACCTCTTGCCGCCGGATACCAAGAACATGTCGCTGGCCGATCTGCTGCGCGAGGCGGTCACGAAAGCGGGCGAGACGGCGACGAACCTGCCGCGACCGAGCATGGGGCCGGGCGGGCTGGGCATCTTCGACCCGCGGCTCGGCAACGACCCGCGCATGGAGGTTCCCGACCTGGTCGAGCCGATCGGACGCGCGGGCGAGTTCCTCGGCGAGCTCAGCGGGCTGAACCGCGGTGCACCCGAACGCGTCGCCAGCGCACTGGATCAGACGTTCGCCCGCGAAGCGGCGCTGCAGGGGCGCGGCCTCGCGGGCGGCGTCAGTCAGACCGCACTCGACGAGCTCACCCGTCCGCTGACCGGCGAGGTGCTGCCATCCAACGTCAGCGACGTCTTCAGCGGCGGCGACAGCCCGCTCCAGCAGATGACCACGCAGGGCCAGCAAAGCCTCGCCAGCGGACTGAGCCGCACCCGTGCCCAGCAAGCCTGGGACACGGTGGTGCGCAACCTGACTGACTCTGGCACCGACCTGAACAACATCGAGAAGGCGCTCTCGGAAAGACTGGGGCGGCCGCTGAGCGATACCGAACGTGTCGGGCTGCTCGCGCGCGTGGACCCCACCCACCAGGCCGAGACCATGGTGGAGCACCTGATCGGCCCGCAGTTGCGCCAGATCGGCGACCAGGCGCTTCCCGATTTCTACAATCTCGTCGAACACCGCACCAACCAGTCGGTCGCCGAGGGTCTCGCGAAGCGAGCCGAGTCGGACTATCTCGCGGGCGGTATCGCGCCGAGCACCGAGGAGCGCTTGAGTGCCGCGATGCAGGACTGGACCGCGGCCAGAGACGCCCACGACGAGGCCGTGGCAGCCGCGACGAACCCGCGTACGCGCGACCAGATCAGCATCAGCGCCGCTCAGCGCAGAGTCGACGAGTCACGCGCGCAACTCGAGGCCGCGGCCGAAGCCGCGCGGCAAACGGCCGCCGAAGCCGCGCACGAGCAGGTGCTCGCCTCGCCCACCGCGCGCGTGGTGACCCACCCGGAACTGCGCGACCTGACCATCGCCGAGAACAACGCGAAGGTGCTCAACCAGCGCTACGAACGGCTGTTCGGGACCAATCCGGACAATCCCTACCTCGAGACGTTGGGCAGACAGGTGGGCCGCGCCGAGGACCGGGCGGCACAACTGCGCGCGCAGATGGGCGAACGCTCCGCCACCAGGGGCGCCACGCTCGAAGGTCGCGCGCAGGCCGCGGCGGATGCCGCGTACACGACCCAGCCGAAGTACAACCCGACGCCCGAGTACGCCGGCGCCAACGTCAAGTTGCGTTACGAGCAGCAGAACCTGGACCGTCTGCAGCGCCAGCAGGCGCGCGGTATCCAGGGTCTGTCCGACGACGTGGCGCGTGCCGAGAAGCGTGTCAGCAACGCCTTCGCCGACGTCCAGCAGGCGCAGCAAGATCTGCCCGCGGCCGCGCGCGCACAGGGTCAGGCCCAGCTCCACGGCCGTGAGTTCGCCGGGCCGAACGGCGAGACGCTCCACTACGACGACGTGATGCAGCAGATTGCCAGTTTGCGCGACAAGTACGCCAGCCAGCCCGAGAAGTGGGCGCAGATGCAGGAAGGCCTGAGCCAGATTCAGGGTCTGCGCAAGCAGATGCTGCAGGAGAAGGTGGATCACGGGCTCATCAGCCAGGACGCCATGAACGGCTTGCTCGACCAGTACGACTTCTGGTCGCCCACCAACATGACCGACTACATGACCGACGAGCGACCGGGCATGGGCCTGTCGCGCGGCTCTTCCTTTAACGTCGGCACGTCCGGGCTGCACAGCTACACGCCCGAGGGCTCGTCGCTGCAGCATGAGAACCACGTCGCGGCGATGATCCGCGAGGTGTACGCCCACAAGGGCGGCGTCGCGAAGAACGACGTCACCTCGGCGCTGGTCAAGGGCTTCGGTAACGACAGCACGGTCATGCGCCGGGTCGCCAACAACGTCAAGGAGTACGTCGACGCGGGCGGCAAGGACGGCAACCTGCTGCATCCGGACTATTCGCCGCGCGGCAACGAGCACAAGATCGTCGGCATGATCGACGGCAAGCGTCAGGAGTACGTCACTGACAACAAACTGCTCAAGACCGCGCTCGACCAGATGACCCCGACTGGCGATCCGAGCATGCTCGCGAGCATCCTGCAGGCGCCGGCGAAGATCGTGCGCATGACCGCGACCGAACGCAACCCCGCGTTCCAGCCGGTCAACCTGGTCCGCGACGCTTACACCTACGCGGCCCGTCAGGTTGCCGCGGGCGGTGCGCGCGGCGTCCCCGGCAACCTCGTCAGCGCCGGCATCCACCTGGGACCGGCAGCGGTGGTGGCGGCCAACACGTCGGAGGATGACCCGAACCGCAATCAGAAGATCATGGCCGCGCTGGCGCTCGGCACCGGGACGCGTATCGGCATCGGCAAGAACCTCGGTCTCGGGCCGAGCGCGGCCGGGGCGTACCTGCGCGCGTTCGCCGACGCGATGAGCGGCGTCGGCAGCGGACGGGTTACCGGCGAAGGCGCGCGTGCGCTGGAAGCATCCGGCGGCGCCATGCGCGGTGGTGGGGTGACCGGCCGCATGACCCAGACCCAGGCGCCGGAACAGTTGAGAAAGCTCACCCGCAGCACCGCCTTCGTGGTGCGCAACGGCGCCGACCTGAAACAACTGCTCGGCGACGTGGCCGCGTTCGGCTGGGTCAAGGCGCTCGGCAACCGTTTCGAGCAGGTGCCGCGCATCGCTACCCGCGAGCTCGCGCTCGCTCGCGGGGAGAGTCCGCTCGAGGCGATGCGCCAGGCGCGCGAGGTCACCACCGACTTCAATCGCGGCGGCCGCTTCACCAAGGAGATCAACCGCTACGTGCCCTTCTTCAATGTCGGGGTGCAGGCCTCGGCGCAATTGGGCCGCTTGCTCAAGGAGCATCCCGCTGGCGCGGCGTACGCCGGGCTCACCCTGCTCGGTGCGCCCGCGTCGGCGTCCGAAGCGTGGAACTATGCGGATCCGCAGCGCGCCCAGGATTACGAGGACGTGCCCGACTACCTGAAGAAGCAGGGCGTGGTGCTGATGCTGCCGGGCGAAGCGCCCGTGGACAAAAACGGCAACCGCGTGCCGCAGAAGATCGTGCTGCCCGTGCCGAACGAGTTCATGCCGTTCGTCGAGGCCGGTCGCGAAGCGTTTCATCACATCTCGGGCCAGGGTCTGACACGTGGCGCGGGCGAGATGGCGGGAACGCTCGCGCAGGAACTCAGCCCGATCAACGCGGGCAGTCGCAACGCGGTAGCCAGCGGCGTGTACGGCCTGATCCCGCCGCCGCTCAGCACGGTCGCTTCGCTCAACGCCAACAAGGACTGGTTCCGCGGCAGCACGATCGCCAACCAGTTCAGCGACGAGAACGCCTCGACCCTGGCCAAGGGCATCGCCCCGACCCTCGAGCAGGTGGTGACACAACTGCCAGGGTTGTCGTCAGCGCGCGTGCGTCCGTCGCAGATCGACTTCGCGCTCAAGGACCTCGGCAACGGCATGGCGCAACAGGGTCTCAACCTGAGCGACCTGGTCGCGGGCCGCGCACCGCGTGTACCCGATACGGCCTCAGAGTTGCCGGTCGTGGGCAGTCTGGCGAGCCGCTTCGTGCGCGGCACCGGCGGCGCCCAGTGGGAAGACGTGCGTCAGCCGGACCAGATGCTCGCACCCGATGTGCGGCAGCAGATTCGTTCGCTCGGCGGCAAGACGCAGTACTACGAGCCGACCCCGGTGCCGTCCGACATCAGCAAAATTCCGCTGCGGCAGTCCGAGCAGGTGGAGTACCAGCGGCTGACCAACCAGTTCTTCGACGAGCAGATCCGCAAGTACATGGCGACCCCGAGCTTCTCTGGTCGCGACGTGGTGCGCGAGCAGATGATCAGCCACGCCATGGACGCGGCGCGTTCGCGCGCACAAGCGCAAGTGCTGAAGCAGATCCGCGCCGGCGGCAGCAGCGTGGCGCAACGGCTCAAGCAACAGTCGTCGGCATTCTGAGGAGGCAAGTATGGGTCAACCTACACAACCGGGCGGCTACGTTCCCCCACCGTGGGGCGGGCCGAAGGACGCACGCGGCAACCAGATCGTCCCCAATCCGCCTGCGAGCGGGCCGGCCTTCAATCCGGCGCCCGGTCCGCTCGGCGATACCCCACTGGGTTCGGCTCCGCCGGCGACTCCCGAGCCCGGTCCGACACAGGGACCGTCACCGCTCCAGCCGGGCAGCGACCTGTACGACTGGCACTCCGTCAATACCGCGCTCATCAACGCGAACCTGAACGGGTGGCAGATCGCGGGGAGCAGCCACAGCCCGATCAACCAGGGCAAGTGGGTCTCGAACCCCTCGTACAACAAGCTGCTCACGCCGCAGGAGAACAAGGACGCGGGCAACGGCGAGGAGTACACCTACCAGCAGGATCCCAACGGCTACGTCGTCGGCGTCACCAATCCGGCCACGGGCCAGATGCTCAAGGTCACGCTGTCGAAGCAGCCCGATGCCTCGGGCGGCTACACGTGGGCAGTCACCGGCCGCGAGAACCAGGGCACCCTCGACAAGGCGCAGCCCGGCTACACCAGCGTTACGCGGCTGCCGTTCGCCGACGGACACGAGGAGCTGTTCGGTACGAACACGGCAACCGGCGCCTACGAGAAGATGCCCAACCAGCCGGCCAACCTGGGCAATCTCAAGGGCTGGAACGACATCCGCCAGATCGAGCAGAACGGCCAGCTCGTCTGGGTCGGTACCAATCCCCAGGGCCAGCCGCTGCAGCCGATCCCGAACGCGCCTTCGGTCAACACCGCCAAGTACGTCCCCGGCAGCGTCAAGCAGATCAACCGCAACGGCAAGCTCGTCTACGTCGGGACGAACGCTCAGACGCAGGCCATCGAGGACATCCCCGAGTACGGCACCGAGACCGCGCCGATCAAGACCACGACGGTGGGCGGCACCACCTATAAGGAGAACCCCAACGCCGGTCAGCCCGGCCAGCCCGATTTCGTCCGGGCGACGGGTCTTGCTTCGGCGAACGAGGGCGACACGCAGTGGGCTGATGCCACCGGCGGCTACCTCAAGCACCAGACCTATCAGAACGGCGCCTGGCACGACGACCCGGACATCCCCCAGCGTCCGTTCAGCCCGGCTTCGCAACGGGCCGAGGGCGCGCTCAAGGCCAAGGGCGAGAAGTACTTCACCCCGCTGACGGGCAGTCCCGACACGCTGGTGGAGGTCACTGCCGACGGCAACGGCGGCTACACGTACGAGATGGGACCGAACGGTGAGCCGCCGCGGACCCAGCGCATCCCCGGTATCCAGCAGCCGCAGACGGTCACCGGCGCGGGTGGAGAAGAATTTCTGCCGCAGCGACGCGACCCGTATACCCAGCAATTGCTGCCGCTCGAGAAGAACCCGAACTGGTCACCTGCCAACGCCGGCGATCGCGTGCGCCAACTGCAGGACCAGGCACGCGCCAAGCAGCAGGAGCTCCACGCCCAGGTCGTCGGCGGTGCGCTGACCGAGGACCAGGCCGACAAGCAGTTCAACGACTGGTGGGGCACCAGCATCGACCCGTCGATCAAAGAGATCCAGTTCGCCCAGCAGAGCAAGCAGCAGGACCTCGCGCGTTCGAACCTGGCGACGGCCCAGACTGCCGCGAACGCGATCACGACGGCGACGGCCGGCGAGCACCGTGTGGGGCCCGGTTTCGGTGCCGCGCTGGCGAACATCCAGAACTCGTTCGCCACCGGCAAGTTCCCGACGCCGATGAGCGCGCAGGATATGACCAACGCGCTGGTCACGCCGGCGCCGGATTACAGCAAGATCTACGAGCAGGCCACGGCCCAGGCGCTGGCACACATCAGCCCGACCGCGGCCCAGATCGCCACGGGGCAGCCGACGCCGACGGGCCTGCCCCAGAACCTGGACGTGACCGCCCAGTTGAGTCCGAACCGCTACCTGTTCGGCGGCGGCGCTCAGCCGCCGATGCCGAATCAGCCGGGCCCACCGCCAGTCCCGCAACCGATGCCGAACCCTGCCGCGGCGCCGCCCCCAGTACCCACCCCGATGCCGATGCCCACGGGGCCGGCAGGAGCGAGCTACGACTGGAATGCCTTGCTGGAGCGTATGAACAGGGACCGGCAGCTCCAGGCGCAGCAGGCCCAGGTGATGGCCAACTATCAGCCCGCCCCGTACCAACCAGCCTTCTGAAATTGCAGTACGCCTGAAGAGGATCTACGATGCAGCCAACAGAACCTTCGAACGTCGAGCCAGCGACGGATGCAGCGGTTACGACCGAGGCGTCTCCCGATCTGAGCGTTCAGCCTTCTCGAGTTTCGTCGTTCCTTCAGCGCTTGTGGCGTGGTCGGGACGGACGAGCAACTGGAGAAGGGGAAGATGGCCAGACCGAAGGGACCTCGCAGTCACCCGAGACAGCCCGCACGCTCACGCTGACGCAGGAGGAGCTCGACAAGCGAATCGACGCGGAGACGCAGCGGCGCGAAGCCAAGCGAGCGCAGCAGCAAACCGCGGAACGACGTCGCAAGCTCCGTGACGAGGATCCGTGGGCATTCGCGGAAGAAGAGCGCAATGCCGAGAAGATTGCCGAGATCGACGCGCAAAATACGCAGTGGTTCGGCAATGTCGGAGCAACCCACGATCGCTTCACGGTCGATCCCGTCGTCCTGGCGTTACCGGAAGCCGAACGCCAGCGCATCCTCAGTCTCGAGGGTGCCGGGCTCGGACTCGACGGTCGCAAACTGATCGTCGTTGAAAGCTTGAAAGCGCTGGAGAAGCACTGGAAAGCCGAAGGCGAAAAAGCAGCCGAAGGCAAATTGCGGCGCAACCCGGCGTTCCGCAAGCAAGTTCTGAACGAATTCCGCAGAGGTGTGAGCGAGCCCGAGTTCATCGGGAGCGGGACGCCCTCCGCGGCTGATAGCACCGTCTCGAATCTCCTTCGAGGCCAGTTGCAAGCACGACACAACGGCATGGGCTGAGCCAGCAGGCCGGCCCCGTTCATAGAGGGCCACTCTCACGCCATACAACTCCGTCGCCGGCCGCACCACCCCCGGTGCCTCCCCGCTTATTCCCGAGGACGTCCAGAAGGACATCGTCCAGTCCGTCGAACAGAAAAGCGCCGCGATGCAGCTGATGCCGCACGTGACGATGAAGCGCGCCCAGCAGCGCATCCCCGTGCTGACCCAGTTGCCGATTGCCTACTGGCTGACAGGTGCATCCCTGGACGCCCGCGACCGCGGCATGAAGCAAACCACCAGTCTGCAGTGGGACAACGTGTACCTGAACGCCGAGGAAATGGCGGTCATCATCCCGGTCGCCAAATCGTTGCTCGACGACCTCGACTACGATTTCTGGACCCAGGTCAAGCCGAAGGTCACCGAAGCCTTTGGCGTGGCACTCGACGAGGCCATTTTTTTCGGTAACGGCGCTCAGGCGACGTTCCCCACGGCGATCGTGACGGCCGCCGCCGCGGCGGGCAACCTGCTGGTGGTGGGCGCCACGGCCGGCCAGGACTACGTCGGCGACGTCAACGCGGCGATGGGCCTGGTCGAGGCCGATGGCTACGACGTCAGCGGCTTCTGGGCACGCAAGCAAGTCAAGGCCAAACTGCGCGGCATGCGCACCACCACTGGCGCGCTGCTGCTGATGGGCGACGACGCCGGCCCGCAGGCGGCGGTCAATACCGGCACGCTGTTCGGTGAGCCGATCGTCTTCAGCAACGCCGGCCTGGTCGAGTACGCCACCGGCGCGACTGGCTACTCGATGATCGGCGGCGAGTGGGACCAGGCGATGCTGGCCATTCGCGAAGACATATCGATGGAAATGTTCGACACCGGTGTCATCACGGACGCCTCGAACGTGATCCAGTTCAACCTGATGCAGCAGGACATGGTGGCCTTGCGCGTGATCGCTCGCTTTGCCTGGGCCGTGCCCAACCCAGTCAACCGCCAACAGCAGACGACTGCGAGCCGCTATCCATTTTTCGCGCTGCAACAGAAGGCGTCCACAGGGGGCGAGACGTAGTTGACCGTAATCGTGTCAATTACGAAGAACGGCGAGGGCTAGCCATGCCGGGTGGGCGAGCTTACAAGAAGCCTGTCAGCAAAGCCCAGGCCAGGTTCTTTGGCGCCGCAGCCGGGGGCGAGGTCCCCGGCTTCGATCCCAAGGAAGCCCAGAACAAGCTCAAGGGTGTCAGCGAGAAGAAGCTGCCCGAGCGCAAGAAGGGCAAGAAGTAATGTCCCGCGTCATCTTTCTGACTGATGTGCCCGATGCGAGCGTGCCGACCACGATTTACGGCAAGGACCACCAGGCCGACATCACTGACGAGGCCTGGGTTCAGGCACGCGTGCGCGAAGGCAAACTGGCGCTGATGGGCGCCGCGATCCGCCAGTCGAGCGTCTCGCCCCTGGGCACCACCACGGCCACGGTCAACTGGTACGTCGATCAGCCGTGTACCGCGATGAAAGTGGATTACGGCACAACGACTGCCTACGGTTCGTCCCAGGCCGCCACGCCGGCGGCTGGTAGCGGTGCGATCCTGGCCAACCTGACGGGTCTGACGACGGCCACCACGTACCACTACCGCATCTCGGTCACGGTCGGTACGGCGGTCACCCTGTCGGCTGACCTGACGTTCAGGACGAACTAGGAGGCAGACATGCCAGAAGTTCGATTGTTGGTCCCGATCGCCGATCAGAAGGGCAAGGAGCACGCGGCTGGCTAGGTCATCCACGTCGACGACGACACCGCCGAGGCCTGGCGCGCGGCGGGCAAGGTTTCCTTCACGAGCGAGGAGAAGGCCCAGATGAACCAGGCCGGCCACTACTCCGACGTGGTCGGCCGCTCCGACGTCGGTCAGCCGAACCCTGGCGGCAAGATGCCAGGCCCCCAGGCCGAGACTGAAGACGACGAGGACGACGACAAGCCCAGGAAGGGGAAGAAGTAATGGCCAGAGTCCGATTCCTGGCGCCAGCCGGCGACCCGCGCCCTGGGCAGGAGGGCATCGTGTATGGGCCGCAGCACGAGACCGACTTCGGTGACGAGGACGTCGACTACGTCATGTCCTTGTGGCGCGAGGGCAAGGTCGAGATCCTCGACAGCACCGGTCTCACCCCGCCCGCTGGAGACGCGTCAACGACGCAGACAAAGGCGAAAACTGAGGAGAAGCCGAAGGCCAAAGAGTGAGCACCACCCTCGCGCAGCTCGAGCAGGAGGTCGCACGCCGCGTCGGTCCGTATTACCGTCACTTCACGGACCGCCAGGTGCCGAACACGGCGCAGTTCACTTTCGTCAACGTGCCGACGCTGCGCAGCGAGATGGACCTTGATTCGGTCACCCACCTGTGGATGCTGCGGCGAGGGATCACCTCGGACGGCACGCCCGTCGTGCTGGACGTCGTCGATCGACTGCGACTGGTGGCCAACTACGACCCCGAAATGGGTCGCGTCTACCCGGACCGGCCCTGGAGCGGGATTCCCGTACCCGGTGAGGTCATCGAGTTCCACCATCTCGAGCCCGACCAGGAGCTCCGTCAGAGTGTGTACGCGGGCCTGCGGCGGTGTTACCTCCCAGACACCGTCCAGGCCCAGCCTACGTCGCTGTACGGGGCCGTCGACTTGACCGCGCAATTCCCCTGGCTGACTGACCCGTGGCAAATTGCCCAGGTGCGCTACGGCTGGCTGTATCCGTATTCGCACGCGCCGTTCGATACGTACACCAGCATGGGCCATTTGATCCTGACGGGTGCTTACCCGATGACTTCGCCCATGGCGACCTGGATCGATGCATGGCGCCCGGCCTGGTCATGGGTCAACGGCGCCGAGTCCACGACGGGGCCGGTGGCGGATACAGACGTGCTCGATGTCGACCTCGACTACGCCGCGAGCGCGGGCCATATCGAGGCGTGGCACCACTTCCCCGCGCGTATGGCTGCTGCAGCGTCGGCCACGTTGCAAGCGACACGCGAACAAGCGGCGGGCGAGTTCAGCCGGTTGGCGAACGTCTTCGGGCCGCAACGCCCCCAGGAGGTTGGCTTCCAGCGCATGACCATGGTGGGGAGCTACGGGCGTGGCGGACACGGGGGTTGGGTAAACCGATGATCGACCCGACCATCATCAACGGCCCCGTGCCAATGCTCGCGCCGGTGGGGCCACCATCATGGTCGCAGGGACCACCCGGCCCACCGGGTCCACAAGGCACGCCAGGCGCACCCTCCACGATCCCCGGCCCTCCGGGCACGAATGGCACCAACGGGGCACGCGGCTCACTGTGGTTTCAGGGTTATGGGCCGCCGACCGGGGCGATTGCCGGGGCGCTGCCACAGGACCAGTACCTCGATATCTCGACGGGTGACGTGTATGTGTATAGCTGAGAACGCCTGATGCCCTGGACGCAGGTAAGCAACCTCAAGGGTCCGGCGGGGGCAGTGGGTGCGAACGGCGTGGGCGTCCCGGTGGGTGGCGCCTCGGGCCAGGTGCTGGCGAAAGTGACGGCCACCAACTACGACACCGGCTGGATCACGCCGAGCAGCGGCGTCACCATGCCACTCACCCAGCCGATCACGTTCTCGCCCGACAACACCTACGACATCGGCGCGAGCGGAGCCAGCAGGCCCAGGAATCTGTTCGTGGGCGGCACGGCTACGGTGGGCAGCACCCTGACTTGCAATGGCAATGCGTCGGTGGCTGGCTTCCTTGATGTACCTACTGTTGGCGGACTGAACGGCGCGGTTGGGTTGATGTCTGTTGGAACGGTGCGCTGGCAGATTCCCACCGCCGGCCATTTCCTTGCTGGAGCCGACAACACCTACGACATCGGCGCCAGTGGAGCCAGCAGACCCCGCACCATCTACGCCGGCACCAGCGTGGTCACGCCACTGCTGAGTGCAGGAGATGGTTCAGCAGCAGCACCGAGCTACTCGTTCGCTACTTCCCCAAATTCAGGGATCTATTGGGGATCGGGTGCCATCCTTACTTTCTCGAATGGAGGCGTCGCACGTTGGGGCGTCCGTAATACCGGGCAGTTCATCCCCTATGGCGACAACCTGTTTGACATTGGAGATTCACCAACAGTCAATCGCCCCCGCACCATCTACGCCGGCACGTCAGTGATCACGCCCGCGTTAGTGGTTTCTGCTCCGTCAGCGTTTGCCTCCGGCGACAAGTACCTCGTAGTCTATGCCTCCGGGAACGTCCACAAGAGTGCCATCGGTCCCGCCTCGTGACGTTTCCTGCACTGGTGACCGCCGGCCTGCTGCTGCTGGCGCAGTCGCGCCCCGACCTGTACGACGAGGCCAAACTCGTGTCCATCCGGCCAGCCGACGCGAGCAGCCCCTACGCCGGCTTCTTCGACCTCGCCCATCCCGAGATCGTCTGGATCAATGCCGAGAACGTCTACAACCCCGAGATGATGCGCGGCCAGTTGGCGCACGAACTCACCCACCACCACGACTGGCGCGTGGGCACGCTGACGATGCAGACGTGTGGCGAGGACTACGTCCAGGCTGAGCTACGCGCGTTCCGAGCGCAGTCGGACTGGCAACCCTGGCAGGAGGGCGTGATGCTCGGTTACGTGCGCGGCAACTACGGAACACTGAGGCCCTGCCCGTGAAGTCGATCCCGCTGAAGAGCTTGCCCGACGAGCGATTCCCCAACGATCCTGCAGGGACCATCGAGTACGCCCAGGTGTTGCGCGACGTGGTCAGGCGCCCTCTCAACCCGCAAGCCGGGGTCAACATCGCGGAGATGCGCCAGTCACTGCGCGTGCTGGACGCAATCGAGGCGGCCAGCGGCACACTCGAACTGGAGGACGCGGACTACGCCCACCTCACCGAGAAGCTCGCGGCCATGCAATGGAGTGTCGTTGATCGACGCATTCTCCAGTTGATCGAGGACGTGAGTGCTGCTTCCTAGAGGTCCGGGATGACCCTGCGGCGTAACTGGTCGACAGCCACAGCCAGATCGAGCAGCAATCTGGCGTCTTGCTCGTCGCTTTCCCCGATGTGGGCGAGCAGTTGCTCGGCGGTACGCAGCAGGGCAGTACACGGGTGTTCGGTCATCTCAGCCATGAGGTTCCGAGTCTAGTGCCCACGCGCAGTAGCAGGGTGCGTCCTTGGCCGTGGGATCTCCGCCTTGCGCTGGAGGACCTCCCACTTACGGGGCCGCACACGATCGGGGACTTCCGCCCGCTGACCATCGGCCAGTTACGGCCACGGCTGATCGGCAGCACGCGCCAGGCCAGCCCGCACAAGATCTTCCGCCAGGGGCTGATGCTCGTCCCGACCCAGGCCGGCCTGCTGGTGGGGAAGAAGCAAACCCCACTCAGCCCGTACTTTCCGCCGGCGCAGGACTACGACTCGGCGCCGCTCTACCACGAGCGGACGTTCATGTTCCGCCCCACGGGCGGTATGGGCGAATCGGTCCAGAGCTCGGCGTCGGATCGGCGCTACCACTACGCCATGGACTGCTGGGTCACCGGTGGCCTGTTCGGCAAGGGACCGCTCACCCACCAGATCGTGCCGCCCGCGACCGGGCCGATTCGGCGTTTCAACGAGGCATTGAACGCCTCGGGCACGCTCGCGCTGTTCGTCCTGGCCGGGCCGAGCGTGCTCGTGCGCGCCGACGACACCAACGCTGGCCAGACCGCGGTGATCACCCGTGCGGGCCAGGTCGCCACCGACGCGCAACGTTTCAAGGGGGCCTACGCGGGCGCGGTGGACGCGCTCTACGTGGCGTGGAGCGACGGCACGTTGCAGGAGTACGCCAGCGGGACGACCACGACCTGTGCGCTGCCGTCGGGCTTCAAGCCGAACCTGCTCGAGATCGTCGGCGACGAGCTGTGGGCGGCCGACTCGGCCGCGTGCATCATTCGCAAAGTCACCAACGATCCCAAGGTCGCCGGCTCGTGGTCGGGGCCGATCCTCGTCGGCAATCCCAGCATTCAGATCACCGCGATCCGCCAGACACAGAACCGCCTGGTCATCTTCAAAGCCGACGGCGACCTGTTCACGATCAACGGCGACGGCTCGGACAACGACCTTTATCCGGGCTTGCAGACCACCGTCGACGTCGACAACGCACGCACTGCCGCGGCCTGGCAGGGCAGCCTGTGGTTCAGGACCGGCAGCGCGTTCTGGCGCGTGGACATGCAGGGCGGCGCCGTGCTCACGCCCGAGGGGCCCGGCCGCGCGCTCAGCAACCTGTCCGAGGTGCGCGGTCCGGTCCAGGCCTTCGCCGGCTGGAACAGCCAGATGGCCTTCGGCGCGGTCTTCAACACCAGCACCAACACGAGCTACCTGCTGACCTACGGCAACTGGGAGCCGAACCAGGGCGATACGGGTACCAGTTACGCTTTCAACAACCAGTGGGACGGCGCGATCGCCCACTGGCCGGGCCGCAGGGTTACCGCGTTGTGGGTCTCGAACATCCCTTCAGATGCACGGCTCTACATCGGTTTCGCCGACGGCGGCTACGACTGGATCAAGCTGGTGGCGTTCCCGCTTACGCCCGATTCGGGTGCGGAGTACACGCTGACCGAGAGCTACATCGTCACTCCGCTCAACCATTTGATGTTCCAGGCGGATAACAAGCAGATCATCGGGGCATCCGTGTTCGGCCCGTTCTTCCCAACCAATGCCGAGGTCGATTTGAGCTATCGCTTGCGGAGCTCGGCCGGTGCGCCGCCGTCGACGTCCACCGGCGACTTCGTTCCCTGGCCGAACCCGTTTACGTTCAACGGAGAACGGCTCGACCTGGGCAATGCGGTCGCCAGCACGGCGGTGGAAATCAAGATCAACCTCGACTCGGCCGACACGGTCACCTCGCCCATCCTCGAGGGCATCGGGCTGCACGAGCGACTCGTGCCCGCGTTCAAACGCGACTTCACCTTTACCGTGAACGCCCAGGACTACGTGGCGCGCTACGACGGTGCAAGCATCCGCCAGAGCGGCCGCTCGATTCGGGACATGGTCATGCAGGCGGCAGCCGCGCCGGCTACGGTCGCACTGGAGTTTCCCGACGAGACGGTCTCCAACGTGGCGCTGTTCGACTACACCGAGCACATGGTCCCGCATTTCGGTCAGGGCGGGCAGGCCGGTCAGGGGTGGAGCCTGGAGATCTCGGCTACCCAATTTAGCGTGATCGAGACGCTCGGCATCATCGGTCGTACACGCGGTACGCGCATCGGCGACCTCCGCGGTTTTCACATTTCGCAGACGCGCTTCCTGTAGGAGGAGACATGAGCGGAACGACGGTAGAACTGAACCTGGCGACGGCGGTCGACGCGGACGACAACGCCGACTATCTGACGATCAGCCTGGCCAACTCACTGCGCACGGTGGATGGGCTGTTCAACAGCGTCACTGGCCACACCCACGGTGGCGCGCACCAGGGCGGCCCGGTCGCCATTCCGGATGGCTCGATCCAGGCGGTGGATATCGCCAATGGCGCGGTCACCAACGCCAAGCTCGCCTCCGACACCGCGCGCTTGAATCTGCTCACCAACGGTGGCTTTGAAGTGTGGCAGCGGGGCAACGGGCCGTTTACGGCCAATGCGTCGGGGGTGTATGGAGCAGATCGTTGGTCCGGAGTAGCAATTGGAACCGACACGCTGAGTGTTTCACGCCACACTACGGCGGGAAATCTCGACATCGGTAGTAGTGCCTGTGCTGCTGTGACGTTCACGCTGGGCACCGGAGCCGGAACCAGCCAGTTGTATCAGGACTTTTCGTTTGACGGAATTCAACTCGCCGGTCGGACCGTCACGCTATCGGTACGCGTCAAGTGCTCGACGCCGAACGCGGTCCGCATTGCTTTGAATGGCTTCGATGCATCGAGCCACTACACCTATTCGGGGTTCCACTCGGGTGGTGGCGCGTATGAAACGCTCACGGTGACGGCCACGATGAGCGCGACTCTGACTCGGTGCCAGACGGCGATCTTCTTTGCGGCTTCCTGTACGGCCTATATCGATAACGCCATGCTGGTGGTCGGCTCGGTGCCCGCTGACTACGCGCCGCTGCACGCGGCGGATGAGTTGCACCGCTGCCAGCGGTATTTCGAATTGATGGGCGGAACATCAGGTGGTGGTCCTGACATCCTCGGGTACGCCGGGACTGCTGGAGAAGTCTGGGGCATGACCGCTTTTTTCAAAGCAACGAAGCCAGTGACTCCAACGCTCACGAAGATAGTCACTTGGGCTACGACGAACTGTGGCCAGCCAACGATTGATCATCCTTCTTCAGCCGCATGTCGTGTCTTCACAACTGTGACTGGAATCGGAGCCTTTGCTCTGAGTGCCGATGTCGGGCAACTCAGTGCGGAAGCCAACGTCTGATGCCAGTTACGATTACGACACTCGATGTTCCAGGTGCGTGGGCATACGTGCATGCTGACGCGCCCGGTGGCAGCCACGGCGGCACGCTCGATCCGGCCACGGTTACCTACGGCACGCACGCCGACGGCTCACCCAACTACGACACGGTGGTCGTGCCGTGTCCTGAAGGCGACGCGGTGTCGTACTGGCCGCCCGGTGGCGGAGCCGACGCGCTCAACGGTCAGTTGCTGCACGTCCAACTCGCCATGCGCCCCGGTCTGGGCCGCGAGGCCAAGACGCTGGAGCAAGCCGCGGCCGAGGTCAAGGCGCGCGTGGTCGCCACCGACGGCGAGGAGCGCTGGATTTTGGACGACGCCGCGCTGAGTGCGCTCGAGGCGAGGCAGGGCGCGCGTGTCTGAGTATTCGATCGGACCAGGTGTTGCACAGGCGATCGCCGACAACGGCGATGAGCCGAGGTCGGACGAGCAGTTCATCATCCTGCGCGAGGGCGACAAGATCAGCGAAACGTTTGGTCGCGACGCTGTCTATCACTGGATTGAGAGGGACAACCTCGTCAAGAGGTCTCCGTTTTGAGACGGATGATGCAGAGGGCGTCGGTTGGGACCCGTGGACTTCGCAGCCATCCCAACTCTATGACTGGACGTGCTCGGCGTGTGCGACGGAGTGGACCGAGCGCGCCGTCGGCGCTAGCCGCTCCGGTGACGTCTACGCGAACCGTGAAGCGGTCGTGTACCACATCGGCTACCCGCACAACATCAGCAGCGCGGTGGGGCTGCACGATGGCAGCGGCGCCCAGTTGCAGCGTGTGCTGCGCGAGCACGCCGGCCTGGAGACGGAGCAGGCCTGGCTGAGCTTCGATGAGGCGTACGAGATCTTCAGCCAGGGCCTGGGGCTCGGCAGCGGACAGGAGTATTACCACTGGGTCGCGTTCCGCGGCGTGAGCGGCTCGAGCCTGTGGATCAGCAATTCGGCGCCAGGCTACCGCGGGATCTACGACGAGTTGAGTCGCTATGACTACGACCGGCTGGGACCCTGGTCCTGCCTCTGGATCGTGTGAGCGCGTCAGCCGAGGTCGGCAATGTCGAGGACTGGCACGAGGCGCCGTCGGTCACGATCGTCCGCCTGGTCTGTCAATTGCTCTTATCGGTGGGCGTGCTCGCCGGCTGTCTGTGGGTGATGGTCAACAAGCCCGAGGACACTGCCGGCGCAGCGCTCGCGGCGGGCGTCGTCCTGGGTAGCTGGTTCACTGGTGTTCGCGAGCCAGTCTTGCGCGCGAGGCGCTGAGGGGAGAAACGCATGCAACTCGGAACTGTCGGAACGGTGCCGGTGACGATCGGCTGGATACTGGCTGTGCTGGTACTGCTGATTGCGGTGCTGGGCCTGATCAACGTGGTCCCGTTTACGGCTACGGTCGTGTTTGGGCTGGTCGCGGCGCTCGCCATAGCGAGGTTGATCTGACGTGGTCTATGGCGTCGGCGGCCTCATCATTACGATTTTGATCATCGTCGTCCTGCTCAGGCTTCTCGGCCTCGTCTAGTCAGGAGGATGGCGTGGTCGTCGCGGCAATCTTCCGCGGCGACAGAGCGCAAGTCCGTGCGCTCATGCTGGCGGTCGAGCACAACTGCTCGTGCGAGATGTCACCTGAAGGGCTGATCAGCGGGACCTGCTTCGCCCACCAGGCACTCCTGGATCAACGCTTTTTGGATGGCTGCCTCTTTGCGCGGTGGATGCACGAGCGGCTCGAGGCCGAGGAGGAGACGTAAAAGAACCTCCGCCACCCCTGTCAAGGTGAGGGAGGTTCTTCCGCGCAAGACTGTGCGGCGTCATCCCGATGCGCCGCCCGCTTGAGTGTAAGGGTGCTGGCAGGCATACGGCGGAGTGACGTTTCGTTGCGCACGGGCGCCGTACCTGCCAGGTGGTCCACTCCCCTTCGGCGCCAGCGTAACGTAACGAGGTGAAGGGAGCGCCATCTGGCAGGGTGCGAACGACATCACTCGTTACGACACAACCGGTGAACCCTGCATGCCTGCCAGCATTCCCTTACTTCCGCTAACGGCACTTAGGTCTACCAAGCGCTCAGGCAGCCCACAGCTGGTGCTGCCAGCGGTCCCAGGAATGCGACACGGCGCCCGAGCCAGGGAACAGATCTACGAGCGTATCGCCCTGTTTCAGGTTGAGCACCTGGAACAGCCAGAAGCAGAATGTCTCGGGCTTCTGGCCCTTGGTCTGCACTCGACTCTGCGAGCGCATGACCGCGTTCGCCCGGACCCAGTCTCGGATCGTGTCTTGCTTCCGCGTGCGTTTGCGACCGCCGCGCCAGATGACCGGCTCCCAGGCGTACCCGACGCCGACGCCTGGCTTCATGACAAACCAGTCCTTGACCCAGGCGCCGACGCGGACGTCGCTCGCGCCGAAGGCGTGGCAGGTGTTGAGTAGCGTGGGGAGTGTCGGCGCGCTCAACGACAGTGCCCATCCATCGGGATACTCAGTCACGAGGCGACGCACCAGCGCGACGTGATCGACCTCGCCCGCATAGTCCGGGTGGTCACCGTAGATTGCCTTTGCGCGTCCGATATACGGCGGATCGGCATAGGCCACAGTGATCGGCTCGCGCACGTCGAAATTTAAACATTTCGCGCGCCGCAGAACTAGTGGCACTGCGGGCGAAGCCTGGTGGGCGCTCATATGGGTGCGCGTCAGACCTCGCCACTGACAGGCAGTGCCAGAGCACGTTTGATCATCCTAACCATCTTTAGCGTGACCAAGCGCGGTGAGGCTAGCGTGCAGATCGGCCATTGCTTGAATCTCGATATCACACGGCGGCTCATGCTTGTGGGCGGTAGCACTCCACACTGATCGTGCAGCCGTGACTACCGCTTGCATGGCGGCCATCTTCCCCTGGTAGTCCTCGCACTCGGCCTCACGGGCGAGCAAGAATCTGCGTAGTTCGTCACGCTCGCGCTCGGTGCGTTGCTGAACGCGCACCATGTCGTCAAACACGACCACCCATTCGTCGGGCAGTGGTTGCTCAGGCTTGATCATATCCATCTATATGTCTAGCAAAGCTTGTTTTCTTCGAGCGCCCGAGCCTGCCAGGCGACCTCTTTGATTGCGTCCAGCACCTCTCGCAGTCGCTTGACTTCAACACGCAATTCGTCACGTTCGGCTTCGTACTGGTCTGCTCGCATCTCGGCTAGTTCCAGTTGGAGAGTTAGTTCGTAGGTGCGCCCGGCGATCAATGCCTCGAACCGCTGGTTGCCTTCACGTATTTGCGCCTTGAGTCGCGCGTTGTCGGCAAGCAACGGGATCGAGCCTTCGGCCACGACACCGCGTCCGCAGTTGCAATGTAGGCATCCGTCTTCATCTACGAAGTCCCAATGCCGCTCTTGTTCGATGGTCATGTTTGCTCCCTCTAACAACAACTAGGTCTATCAAAGAGCCCGACGGGCGATGCTGGCTAACTCGGCGGCGGACATCCGCATGTGGAATCCCGCTTCGATTTGCTCCAGTGCTGTCCGGAACTGCTCGGCCGCTTTGGTCGCCTCGCTCAGTTGCCACTCCAGCGTGGCGACCTGGGATTCGGCGTCATGCATTCGGGCGGTACGTCCGCGCAGTGCTTCAGAGCCGAGGGCGAGTTTTGCCTGACGGAGATCGGCGCAAGGAATACATCCGTCATCGTGTTCTCCATTGCAGACATTCTCAAACCTGCTCACGTAAGTCTGAAGCGCCGCCCGCAGCCGCTCGGCTTCGTCCTCAGCATCTCTGTATCGCTTGTTGAATCGCTCGTTCTGTGCCAGCGTTTCATTGAGCGCCTCGGTGCGCTCGCGCAGCTTCTCCTCGGCCAGCGCATACGTGCGCGCCAGGGCGCCGTTCTCGCGTTGGAGCCGCTCGACTTCGACCTCAGTACCGTGCAAGAGTTTGCTGAGTGCGTGCAGGTCATTGCTCGTGGTCATGTGAGCAGAGACGCGGTCCGCGATTTCTTCATGCAGCCGCTCGACTTCGGCTTCGAGCACGGCGATAGCCGCGCGCAACTCGTTTTCGATAATGCCGGCGGCCTCGCTGTCGTTGGTAGAGCTAAGCATGATTATTTTTCGCAAGCATCGCTTCGTAGGTGAAGTTGTCGCCTTTGACTGAGTTGCAATGAACGCAGCAGGGGACGACGTTTTCGATGCTGTAGGGTCCGCCGGCGATCTTCCGATCAAGCCCTGCACCAGTCGCCGCGATTGGACCGCCGCAATAGTGGCAGGGCTGACTGACTAGCGCCGCGTACTGGTCAAGCGTCAGCGTGCAGGGCACCGGTTTCTTCAGCACGTGCCTACCGCCCACTCGGGCCGCGTATTGCAATCGTGAGAAGCGCGCCGCGATCTGCTCGTTCATTGTTCGCTTGCCTTGTCGGCCGAGACGTTCTCGCTGTCGTCGTCCATACTCGCGGCAGCGCGCTCTGAAACATGACGAGCAGACATTGCGCCGGCCAAACCTCGACGCGGCATTCCTGGCGAAGTCTTCGGGCAGCCCGGTGCGGCCACAGTCGAGACACGTCCGCTCACCCATTAGCGTCGCCACAGCAGTTGTCTGAGCAGCTCTATGTCTGGATCTTTTTCCTTCGTACCGTGCAACCAGTTATGGAATTGGTGCGCGATGATCGTCCCTTGCGACGTAAAGCATTCGGGGTGGGCGATGCGAACCTGACGCAGCAGATAGTTCATCACGAGGCGCAGTCCCCAATCGTCTAACTCGGCCTGCGAAGGTTGTCGGTTCATGGCTCGTCGTGGTCGAGCGCGTCCTCGAGCAATTGCGCCCAGTGCTGCGTTACCCGCGGTACCTCGCCGAGGGCGTCGGCGTAGCGCATCAGGCGTACGACGTCGGCGACCTGGAGACGCAGCAACTGGTGGCGGTGGGTCAGCTTGACCAGCGGGTCAACGCCGTGGCTGGTGGCCTGCTGCAGGCGCCGAGCACGGTTGATCACCGTGTAGATGTCCATTTGGGTGCCAGCGGTCAGTGTACGAAAAAGGCGCCCGGTCCCCAAGAAGACCGAGCGCCCGCAGCGAGGATTGGCACCCAAACACTGCGCGTCAAACTATGCCATACGCCGCGGCCAGTCGGGAAACCTTGCGCGGTCCGGGCGTCCCAGCCGGGATCGCAATCTCCGTGACGATGATCAGGTCGTTGTCTTCCTGTTGTTCATTGTCCGTCGCTTCTTGAGAAGTCCGTGATCGGACCGTCAACATCCCGCCGAGGCGCAGGAACACGCGCAGGTGGGGCAGCTTGTCCTCGCCCGTTCGTACTTCGATACGCGTGACGGCGCCCTGGATCTGGGCAGCCTTCAGCGCACGCGCCTTGCGGCGCTCCACCGGGCTGGCGGAGGCGCAGCCGGCGTTGATCAGATCCAACTGCTCGGCGATGTCCGCGGCGCCAATGCTGGCGAGCTCGGCGTGGTTGGCGAGACGGCTGGCTGAACGGAACTGCATGTCTAACGCGGCTTTCTGATTGCGCGGTCCCACCATCTCTGCGTCGATCTCGGCGAGGCGCTGATCGACCTGGGCTTCTGTCCTCAGACCCTTCTCGCCGTTACGGATCACGCGCGCTCTTTCGGCGTCCAGCCGCGCCAGGGTCTCGAGCACGACCGCCATCTCGGTCCGAATCTGACGGAGCGTCTCTTCCTGGCTGCGCTGGTCGAGTGCTTCGGCGAGTGCGGTTTGCGGGTCGCGCAGCATCGTCTCCACTGCCTGCCACACCGCGTCCTCGGTCTCGGTGCCGCGGAGCATCTTCGCGGTACAGCCCTGCCGCGAGCAGTAGTAGTAGACGTAGGTCACGTCGTACTTCTGGCGCCGCTCGATCCGTCCAGCGAACAGGCGGCCGCACAGGCCGGGCGTCTTGACCGGGCGACCCCACGTCACCCCGTCGTCGTCGACCACGGCGGTGTGCTCGTGGGGCTCACAGCACACCAGCAGGCGTGTCAACAGGTAATCGTAATGACGATTGCGGCTCGAGTTCTTCTTGTTCTCGATCAGCGCCGACTGGGCCAATTCCCACGTCTCGGGTGAGACGATGGTGGGCGGCGGGTTCTTCTCCGCGGCTACCCACTCGGTGCCGCCGCTGATCATCCCGCCCTCGCCCTTGTAGCGAGGGTTGTGGAGCATCAACTGCACGCGGCGGTCAGTCATGCCCCAGCGCTGTGCTTCGCGGAACGCCGACGAGCCGTGGTAGGCCACGTTGTCGAAGATCTGCTGCACGATCTTGTAAGCCATTTCGTTGGCGCCGGCGACCAGGCTGTCGTCCACGATCAGGTGGCCGTCCTCGTCGGTCTTCAGTCCGAATGTGCGGCGGCCTCCCACGAACTTGCCCTCCGAAGCCTTCTGACGGCGGCCAGCGGTGGTGCGCTGGAGGATCGCCTCGCGCTCCCACTGGTTGATGGCGCCGAGGATGGTGAAGATCATCTGGCCCATCGGCGTCGAGGTGTCGACGTTGAACTCGAGCACTCGCAGGGCTACGCCGTGCGCGCGGAGAAAGCCCTCGATCTGGATCAGGATCTGAAGCTTGCGCGCCAGGCGATCCAACTTGGTCGCCCACACCACGTCGACCTGGCGGAATGTGCGGCACTGGCCTTCGCAGCGGATGTCGCCGCGTTCGCAGACCATGCTGACGAGCTGGCGGCCTTCGGGTCGCTGCTCGAGCGGGACAGTGCCGCTGACGCCGTCGTCCCAGAACTGGGCGACGAGCCGGCGTTGCTGCGCGATCGGCAGGTTGGGATCGTCGCGCGCGTTGATGTCCTTGAGCAGGATCGTCTTCTGCGCGTTGATCGTCTCGGCTTCCTTCTGGGTCTCGCTGCTGACGCGGCCATAGGCGGCGTCGCGTTCAGGCGACTCGACGAGCACGAGAGGAACGGGCCGCACACGCTGCGCGGCAGCAGATGTCAGTCTGGGTGCCATGTTGTGGATTGTACTACGAATACTTTTCGGCGAGCAAGCGAAGGCCGCGGTAGTCGCTCAGCAGGTGGAGTCCCCAGTAGTGGAGGACGGGGTGGTCAGACTCCACCAGGCGCAGTCCCATCACGCGCATGGCTTCGATGACGTCGAGGTCGAGATCGAGCGTCTCGACCGTCGGCTCGTTCACGCTGCCGGCGTCTGTTCGCGTTCGGCCGCGCGCCGTTCGAGGATCGCGTCGATCAGGAGCTGCAGACAGGCGATGTACGCCCGCCGGCCTTCCTCAGGGTCGGGGTTGAGGACGACCTCGTCGATGACCGGTGGCGGCGCCGGCTTCCTGGGCATGCCGCAAGTGTGCGCACGGCACGCTTGTCACGGTTCGTCATCCACGTCGTCACGTATTGAGGGGGGGCATGCATTGTGCTTTTGTTTTATCGTTAGCATTCTGATTCTCAATCGTGTCCCTGACACCCTCGTGAGACATCGGTCTGACGAGCGGTTGACGAACGCTGACAATCCTGGAGGCACACACTACAGAACAGGCGTCCGGGGCTCGGGTTGGAGTAAACGAGGCCTGGTGCTAGCGATATAGGCAACAGGTTCCTGGGCAGTAGCGAGGACGCTGGGCGGGAAGCGGTGACCCTGGCTACGTCTGTGAGCGCAGTTCGTCTCTGGGGAGGGTTTCCTTGGAGCCGTTTGATGCATTCGACCAGCCGCACATGTTCCCCGAGCTACGCCTCGAGCTCACTCCACGCGCGCTGCGTGACCAGCTCGAGACGTTACCAATGCACGAGCGCAAGATCATCGAACGCGCGTGGGAGTGTGTGGAGCAGCACTACCGCAGCACACGGACACGTCTCGAGCGATTCGATCTCGAGTACCTGCTCGGCAAGTACATCGACAAGCCGAAGAGCCTGAGCACGTTCGACCGCGCGCATCGCAAGTACCCGCTGCTGTTACCGTGGCCGATCGAGTACGGCATGGGTCGTCCGTGGGAGCAACCCGACGTGACGCCGCTGGTGATGAAACCCGAGGACGAGATCGCGGCCGGCCAACTGATCCTCGACGAGCATGGCGCGCACGTCCTGGAACAGGACGGGACGAAGCGGCCGGCGCGGCTGATCGCCGGCAGCAACGGCACGGTGCGGTGGATGACCTCGTCGCTGGCCGCGGCGATCTCAGGCTTTGCGCTGCTCGACGGCATGGACGGCAAGCTCGACGGCGCCATCCACTGGTGCCACGTGCTCGCCGAGATGCTGGCGCCCCATTTGACGATGTAATTGACGAACGCTGACAAGTCGGGCCTGCGCACACTCGGCGCATGCCCGCAGTCAAGCCCGTCATCACCGAGTACGACCTCGGATCCGCAGGGTGGAGGACGCTGCACGAGCTGGCTCGTCAGCGGCGGCGTTCTCCGAAAGACCAGGTCCGCGCGCTGGTGCTGTACGCGCTCGAGCGCGCGCTCGCCGGCGTCGACGTCGAGCTGAGCCAGCACAAGCTCGAGACGCTGCTCGAGCGTCCCGACCTCGAGCCGGTGGCATAGATGTCGACCGACGCCATCATCGAAGCCTCGCGCGCGTTCGCGGCAGCCGCGGAGCACAGCACCACGCTGTACGCGCTGTCGGCTGACTACGTCCGCATCCTCGGGCTGCTGGAAGATCCCGAGGCCGACACCGAGTACCTCGAGCAGCAACTCGACGCCATCGGCGGGCTGATCACCCACAAGGCCGAGGCGATCGGCGGATTGATCAAGCAGTGCGAGGGCATGGCGACGATGCGCAAGGCCGAGGCCGACCGCATGCGCGACCTGGCCGCGGCCGATCAACGCCACGCGGAGCAACTGCGGGCGTACGTGCTGCGGCACATGCAGGAGTTGGGTACCGAGCGCATCGACACCGCTCGTTTTTCGCTTCGCCTTCGAACCAACCCGCCGGCCGTGCAGGTCCTCGAGGAGGTGCTGGTGCCCGCGGAGTACGTGCGCAGGGTGACCACGACCAGCGTTGACAAGCGGGCCATTCTCGAGCATCTGAAGGCCACCGGCGAGGTGGTGCCGGGCGTCGAGATCACCCAGAGCACGCGACTGGAGGTGCGCTAGTGCGGACCGATCCACAGACAGCCTGGCGCGCGTGGCGTTCGCGTTCGGCGCTGCGCTTCGACCCGCTGGCGAACTACGAGTTCGGCCTGAAGGTCGGGCAGCGCATGGCGTACGAACGCGCGACAGAACTGGTGCCGTTGCTCGAAGGCGTGCTCGAAGGCATGGGCAGCAGGGCCGACCTGACAGGTGTGGACGGAAGCGGCCACGGCGGAATGCAGACCGCCCATGCCGTACCGGACCTGACGGTGGGGAGCTCTGCTGCCCAGGTGGGCAACTAATGGCGCGCTTTGCCGTGGGCGTCGTGTTCGGTCTCGTCGTGGGTGTGGTCGGCGCCGCGGCGGCATCGATTCACGCGGAGCCTGACGACGTCGAAGCGGCTGCAATCGAGGCGGGTGTGGATCCCGTCGATCTGGCCGGGGCTGTGAACAGCACAGGTTCCAGTCCAAGGGAATATCTGGTTGCGGTGGGCGAACTCGTCAGGACGCCCACCGCACCAGTCCCAGACGCTCTGGATCGCGTGGTGGACTGTCTCGAGCGCTACGAGTCGCACGGCGTGGCGTCGGCGGTCAACCCGAGGTCCGGCGCGAGCGGGCCGCTGCAGTTCCTCCCGTCGACGTGGCGCACGACGCCCCAGGGCAAAGCCGGGCTGAGCGTGTTCGACCCGGTGGCGGCGCATGCGGCGGCGAAGTGGATGCTCAGCGTTGGGCGCGGCCGCGAGTTCTCGACGCGCGGACTGTGCTGATGCGTTACCCCGCGACCGAGCGCGTCACGCTCGGCGAGTGGGTGATGTTCGCCGCGATCCTGGTCGCCTTCGCGCTGAGCACGGTGCTCGTGTTCGGGCTGATCGTCGCCAGCGTCGTCTTTGTGATTCGCGCCCTACGGGGCTAGTGGCCGCGGCCTATCCGCGGAGGGCAGGAATCCCCACATGCCACAGCAACCCGACGCCACGTTCATGCCCGACGTCGACATCGACGACTCCGAGAAGTGGATTCTGAAACTGGTCGGCTTCGAAGAAAAAGAGAGCAGGTATCGCGACAAGAACCCGAACGCGATGATGCTCATCCACAAGTGGCTCGTCTACAACTTCGAGACGGGCGTCGCGGTAACCGACAACACCAGCGGCGAGCCGTTCGAACTGTGGCAGTTCACGGGCGATCAGACGTTCGACAACCCGAAGACGGGCAAGATCGCGCCGGCGCGCGAGATCGCCAACGCGCTGCTGGGGCATCGGCTGACTGACGACGAGGTCAAGGAGATGCTCGAGGACGGCTGGTCAGACGTGTTGATCAACCACTCGGTGCAGGCCGACCTGGAGTGGTACGCGGACCAGAACGGGACGCAGAAGCTGCGCGTGCTGCGGGTCAAGCCGTACGTCAAGCCGGAGCGCAAGAAGGCGAAGGTGGCGGCGCGCGTGGACGACGACGATGAGTGACCGGGTTCTGGAGTATTCCGAGGAGACGGTGACGTCCCGCGAGTTGTTCGCGATGGCCATGGCGATGATGGCGCGCATCGAGCGGCTCGAGTTGCTGGTGGGCAACCTCGCCAACGTGGTGCTGTGCACGCTTTCGGACGAGGATCCGCCGCGGGACAAGTTCGAGGCGGCGTGCGAGGTCCTCGAGGACTTTCTCAAAGACCTGAAAGAAGAGGTCGAGGCGCACCAGCGCATCCGCGCGCGGCTCGACTTCCTGCACACGCCCGAATGAACAGCAACTGGCTGCTGGTCGAGCTCGTACCGGATCTCGCCGCGGCGCAGACCACGCGTTCGGGGGTCTTCGCGCAGATCAAGCAGTGCGCGGGGGTGGTGTGCGTGATCGACGCGTCGTCGGTCGCGCGCGAGACGCTCGACCAGTGGCTGTTGCCGCCGGACATGGTGTGGAGGGAGCCGAAGAAGGCACGTGGTCGGAAGGCGAGCTAAGCAAGAGCTCGCCCAACCTCCGCTCGATGGGCAAGCCATTCGGAAGTTGATGGATGGCAAGCTCAGCGAGCGCGAGTGGCAGAAGCAGGTAGAAACCCACCTCACCATCTTCGGCTGGTGGTGGATGCACATTCCGCCCAACGTGGTGGTGTGTCCGCGGTGCCACACCAAGATCTATCGCGGCATTCGGAAAGGTTTCGTCGACATCTGGGCGATCAAGCCGCCGTACATGTTGTGGCTCGAGTTGAAGACCGAACGCGGCCAGCTCGAGCCCGAGCAGCGTGAGCTCATCGACCTGTTGCGCGCGTGCGGCCAGACGGTGCTCCACGCCCGGCCGCGCGATCGCGCCGCGGTTCTCGAACTGATCACGCATCCAGAAAGAAGGCCTCCTCATGTCGACGACTGACACCAGTCCGCAGCTTGCGGCTGCTCTCCTGTATGGCGCATTGGGCTGGCCGGTCGTGCCGTTATTCACGCCGACCGACGGTGTGTGCGACTGTCCGCAATCCTGGAAGGACGCGGACAAGTGCACGCCGGGCAAGCATCCGCGGACCAGGAACGGGCTCGACGACGCCTCCACCGACGAGGCGGCCATCCGCCGCTGGTGGGGAATGTGGCCGCACGCCAATATCGGGGTCGACCTGGCGCGTGCGGGCCTGGTGGACATCGCGCCGGACTCGCTCGAGTGGTTCGCCGAGTTCACCGCGCGTGGCCTGCCGAAGACGCTGAGCTTCGCCTCGGGCGGTGGCGAGGGGCATGCGCACCACCTGTACGCGCGTCCCGAGGGCTGCGCCATCCATCGCAACTGTCAGACGGGCAAGTACGACGTGATGAGCAACGGGTATGCCGTGATGCCTCCGTCGCTGCACTCCAGCGGGCGACGCTACACGTGGCTGGAACCGGCCGACGGCGTCGTGCTGCACACGGCCCAGGTCGGCGCCCCCGACTGGGGGCAGGCAATGCTCACGCACAGGCCTCGCACAGCCCCGTCAGCGCACGAGCGCGACGAGGATGCGCCACCGGTCACGCTCAGCAGCGACGGGCTGGAGCGCTGGTACGGGCGGCTGTACGAAACGAAGCCGGACGGCAGCGTCGACCGCAGCTACAGCCTGTGGTGGCTTGCCGTGTTCCTGCTCGAGGCGGGGTGCCGCGCGCCGTTCGTCGAGGATCTGCTGGCCGAGCGCGACCTGGCGCTTGGCTGGGGAAAGTTCAGCCAGCGCGACGACGCGATCGAACGCTACTCGGTCATCGTCGAGCGTGCGCTCGAGAGCCAGGGGCCGGGCCGCGTGCGGCTGAACGGCAAGCCTGCACAACCAAAACCTGAGCCGCCGGTTGCAAGCGGCTTCACGTTCACGTCGCTCGAGGACTTGCTCGCGGAGCCGCCCGAGGAGGTAGCGTACCTGGTCGACGGGCTGCTGCCGAGCGGCGGCGTGTCGCTGTGGGGCGCCAAGCCGAAGGTGGGCAAGAGCGTGGCGGTACGCAACCTTGCGCTGGCGGTCGCGCGCGGGGAGATGTTCCTGGAGCGCGCGTGTCACCGCGGCGGGGTGGTGGTGCTGGCGCTCGAGGAGAAGCGAGCCGAGGTCGCCAATCATTTCCGCCAACTTGGCGGTATCGACGAGCTGGTGCACATTCACGTCGGGGCGGCGCCGACGAACAGCAAAGAAGGCATGGCCGCGTTGCGCAACGCGATCACGCTGTATCAGCCGGTGCTGGTGATCGCCGACCCGGTGCTGAAGCTGGTACGGGTACGCGACTCGAGCGACTATGCCGAGCTGACGCGTGAGCTCGAGCCGGTGATCGAGCTGGCGCGCACCACGGGCTGCCACATTGCGGTGACGCATCACCTGGGCAAGCAAGCGCGCGAGGGTGGCGACGACGTGCTGGGCTCGACGGCGATCTTTGGGGCGGTCGACACGTTGGTGCTGCTCAGACGTCGCAAGGATAACCAGCGGGTGCTGCAAACGATCCAGCGCTACGGCAGCGACCTGGCCGAGACGCTCGTGCCGATGGATGCAGAGACCGGGCGGGTCATGCTCGGTACGCAGTTGGCGCAAGTCAAGTTGGCCGAAGCACGCGTGGCAGTCCTTGACATGCTGGGCAAGCTGGGCGAGGGGGCAAGCCTGCAGCAGAAGACGATCCGCGAGCAGTCCGGGGTGGATTCGGCGGACGCGTACAGGGCTCTCCAAGAACTGGTTGCCGAGGGCATTGTCGGACGCAGCGGCATGGGCAAACCCCACCATCCCTTCCTGTACTGGCTCGTCGAGAAGAACCCCGGAGGGGATCCAGAAAGTCTTGTTTTCTTGTTTTCTCCTACTAGTAATGAAAAACAAGAAAACAAGACAAACAAGAGTCCTTTTGAGAACGAAACCGGCCCGCGGGCCGAAGATCAGGCGCCGCTGTCAGAAAACAACATAAACGGGGCTGAGGAGCTGCCCTGGTGAGCGTCATGCCGCACTGGTCGGCTTCCCGGTTCATGCTGTGGGACCAGTGCCCTGGCAGTTTCAAAGAGCGCTACGTCGACGGGCAGCCCGCGGTGGTGACCGAAGCGATGGCGTTCGGTCAGGCGGTGCATATGGGGCTCGAGGCGCACTACCGCGGCGACGACGGCATCCGCGCGTATCGGGCGGCCTGGAAGCACTTCGCGAGCGAACTACCCAACGTCGACAAGAGCCTGACCGGCACCGGGCTCACGCTGATCGAGCAGGTACAGGAGCTCAACCTCGAGGGCTTGCCGGAGCGGGGCTTCAGCATCGATACGGAGGCCGACCTGGACGCGCCGATCGTGGGCGCCATTGACCTGTGGGGCAGCGACGGCGTGATCTACGACTTCAAGACGACAAAGGGTCTCTGGTCCCAGGCGAGAGCCGAGGCCGAATTGTGGCAGCCGGCGCTGTACACGTGGGCCAGATGGAACGAAGAGCCCAGCTACGCGGGCCAGTTCGAGTACATCGTGCTGAATCGCGTCCTGGGGACGCTGCAGCGCTTCCGGAGGCAGTGGACCGTAGATCAGGTGCTCGAACAACAGAACGAAGCCTGGGGCCGCATGCGCGCGATAGCGGCCAACGTCAAGGCCGACAGGTATGTCTGCCATGGCAAGCACGGCTTCTGTCCCGAGTGTGGCGACCGCTGGAGCCACGACCATGCGTGCTCGCCGGAGGTGCGCAGGTTTGGCGGCGACTGAGCTCAACGCGCAGCAGCAACTCGAGATTCGGTACCTCGGGCACGAGATGGTGCGGCTCGAGGACGCGGCCGGGGCCGAAGAGCGGCGGCTGAACCTGGCGCGGACCGGGAAGGAAGCGCGTCGGATCTGGGCTCGGCTCGAGGAGCTGGAAGCGATCCGACGAGACACGCGCGAGCGCCGCTCGGCTTTGCTCAGGGAAGTGTGGGCGCGTGCCTAAGCGGTGTGCGTTGGGGTGCCGCATGCTCAAAGTCATAGACGAGCTGTGGTTGTGTCCGCACAGCGCGTGGGGCCCGGCTGCGCACATGGACGACGTCGTGGCGGAAGCGAGAGCCGATCTGGACGCGGAAGGCGGCTACGGAATGGCACTGGCTCGGCTCGAGGCCGACGAAGCGGCTCGAGCCGAGGTACAGCGACTACGGGTAGCGCGACGCAAAAGTGCGGGAGCTAACTGAAACCGAGCGCACTTGCCAGAGGTGCGACTGGTTCGGCTTCGAGCTGACGCTCGAGCTCGCGCAGGGTCAGGTACAGGAACGCCGGCATCGCTCGCGTACCGAGCTCCCAACGTGCCACGGTGAGCCGGGTAACGCCGAGCTCTTCTCCGAGGGCACGTTGAGACAGACCGTGGCGGAGGCGCCACTCACGTAAGTCCGCGCGCTGTTCCGCGGGGGTGGTGGGTAGCATCGTCATGGCCGGGCGAGCCATTCTCCGAAGCGGCACAGGCCGGGCCACACGAACATGCTGCAGACGACCCAGAGCACGGTACCGATGAACAGCGCTGGCAGCATCCACGTAAAGACGCCGACGAACACGGAACCGGGCGGCCAGTCATTTGCGAACAGATGCCAGACGATAGGCCAGGTCCAGAACGCTACGCCAACGATCAAGGCGAATCGTTGAACGGTCATGACCGTGCGTCCTCGCCGGAGGTGACTGGGACGACCGTATGCGCCAACACGATCACGCCGGTACCGTCGGGACGGCTGCAGACGAGCGCTGGCTCGACGCGTACGACCGTAAGCACGGTATCGACGTCGTCGATCACACAGCGCACGGTGGCGCCCGGCCTGAGCACGGCCGGGTCGACATACGCGGGCAGCTCGTACGTTGTCATGACGCCACCGTGTAGGGTTCGGTCGTCTTCCATTCGGCCGGCTTGACTCCCTGTTGGATAGCCGAGAGCCGTTCCGTGTGGAAGTGACGAATGCACAGGATGGCGTTCCCTTCACTGAGCGGGTAGCGCTTGACTGTTGAGCCGATGCATACGCTGGTGCTGGCGGCGTCGCACGCCGGGTTCTCGTAGACGTAGTTCATTGGTTGCCAATCCTCTAAGAAGTGAACGCTCCGGGCCTTACGCGGCCCGGGCAATGTGAGGGGTCGTGCACGCTACGGACGGATCCGTCGACGAGCACGCGTCCGAATAGGTATCGACGACGAATCCGGAGGTGTCCGTACGCGCCCGGCCTTTCGCCTTCAGGCCGATCACCACACCGGTGGGGTCCAGGAACCGAAGGTCGTCGTGATCGCCGGAGACGACCGGGCGACCAAAGTACGACAGCCCGGAAGGCGTCTCATGCTTGCATGTACGTTTGCACGCGCAGAACTTGAGCACTGCAGTCACGTTCCCGCCGGCTGACAGAACAGACTCACAATCGAGCTCGTTTGTCTCTGAACGCGAGAACGTGAGCGCGTAATTGGCCGGATGTAGACCAGCAGCATTCGAAAGTGCTCGCCCGGCGTGTTTCGTGTAGTCGTAGAACTGCACTGTCGGGAAGGTTTCCAGAATGGTCCGGCCATCGTTCAGCCGGAGCGTTTCCCACGGAAGATCGCTCGTCCCGTTCAGGCGAATGCAAGGAACGCGACCCTTCTTGACCGCCCGGGCAATGAAACGCGAAACCTCGCGAACGAGCAATTCGTTCCACAGAAAACGGTTCAAAAAGAACAGCCGGGTTCGGGCAATCCGAGCGCGCTGAACTGCGTTCAAGCCGTTGACGTCGAGAGCCATGCCACCATGTCCGGCCGTGTTCAAACACGCCGCAGTACAGCCGTGAGAGCGGTACTGGCAAACGTTGTAGCCGCTCAGGTTCGCCGGAGCGAAATACATAATCGCGGTGCTGTAGCCACGCGCCCGGCCCTTGTCCGTTTTGGGCGAGTAGCCCTCCGGCGTCAAGAGCGCTTGAAATCCAAACTCTCGTTTGATGCCGGCCATGCTGCGAGGCAGAACCGTGGCGGAGACGATACGCATATCGTCTGCAGACAGCCCGGACTGAACAACGGTGAGGTTCATGACCGCGCCTTCCGGTGGCAAGTGCAATTGCAGCAGACCGCTGTGGTGCTGTACGTACCGCATGGAGCGATGACTCCGAAGCCGGGCAGTACATGCGCCATCGAACACGCGTGTCCAATGATTTCAAGCGTTGAGCGGTCGTACACACTCAACGTGGCCGGGGCGAGACAGGTAGCGCTACGCAGCGATTCGTCGTAGCCGTCCGCGCTCAGAGAGCAGCGGGTAGGTTCAGGTGCCATGGAACCGTTATATCCGACGGATACAGCGACTTCAAGGCATTTTCTGTAACCGGCCAGTAACAGCCGGGAGGTTTACAATGCCAGTCGATGCCACGCGGTCTGCCACGCCGAACCGTCGTACAGACCGTACGTGCCAAACAGGCGTTTCTGACCAGCTACGCGCAATGGGCGAACATCTCGTACGCGTGCGAACAGTCTGGTGTCGCTCGTCAGAACGTGTATGACTGGCAAGAGCATGATCCGGACTTCTCTGCAGCGTTTCACCGTGCCGAGTCCGCAGCTACCGAACGTCTAGAACGTGAAGCATGGCGCCGCGCTACAGAAGGTAGTCCCTACACACGTACGTCTTACTATCGCGGTGAACCGGTCGGAACCGATCATAAGATCGAATACTCAGACCAGTTGATGATGCTGCTCTTACGGGCTCGGAAGCCGGATATTTACCGTGAGAAGGTAGACGTCGCTGTGACGCAAGTCGTCAAAGCGATCGCGGGTATCGAGCCCGCTTCTGTCCTCTAAGTAACACGCGCGCGCGCGAGGATCATTGGTACCTGCGACGGTACTGCACACAACCGTTGTTGCCATCCGAGCACTGCCCTTTACCGTGGCGGCCCCGCGCTCTTAGCGGTAGCACACGCGTTCGTACCTGGTCACCTGCTCGTACCGCGGGGGTGGCAGTACCACGTGCCCCTGCCAGCTCGCGTGCCCGGTTTCCTAAACGTCCAGAATCGGATATCCCGCGGAGAGCGAAAAGTGATTCTGGGAACGCCCGATTCGCGGCACACCCCACACTGAGCAAAACCGTTTCTGGAACAGCCGTTCGATCAGCGACTGGTGGAGATCGGTGCTCGACGGTCGACTACCGAGGATCGGGCGGCGGGGCGTCCTTCGCGGAGCAGTACACGGGCGGTGGTGGTCGGTAGCCGTGGTTCCGGCGGTCGATGCTGCGTTGTACGCAACGAGGACAGGGAGGCCAACGGAAGTAGGTCCGGCACTTCGGACATACCCTCGCCACTGAGCGGCCATTATAGGTCCCCTTTTGAAAGTCAAGTAGCCTACAGGGGAAATGCCGCCTTCGAAGAAGCTTTCTGCGTCCAGTACGCCGGCAGTGATCGAGAAGGGGACGGCTGGTGGGGTGGACGAACGTCCGTATCAGCCGTTCGGCAGTGCTCTGGAGCTGTTCCGGAGCAGACAGAGGGAAGTGCTGCTGGCGGGCCCGGCTGGGACGGGGAAGAGCCGAGCTTGTCTCGAGAAGCTGAATCTGATCTGCATGCAGAAGCCGATCAGAGCGGCCATCGTCCGGAAGACCCGGAAGAGCCTCACACAAAGTGCGATGACGACGTTCGAGACGAAGGTGCTGCCCCAGCCGAACCAGGTCAGGTTCCACGAGGGGGACCAGGAGTACCGCTACCCCAGTGGTGCCCGGATCATGGTCGCGGGCCTGGACGATCCGGAGAAGATCGGCTCCACCGAGTTCGACGTCGTGTACGTCCAGGAAGCTACTGAGCTGGACGAGGACGACTGGTCCATGCTCCTTCGCGGGCTCCGAAACGGCGTGCTTTCCTATCAGCAAATTATCGCTGATTGCAACCCTTCTAGCCCTGACCACTGGCTCAAACAACGCTGCAATCGAGGCGAGTGTCAACTGCTCGAATCGGCACACGTCGACAACCCCCTGCTGTACGACGTTCGGGCTCAGAATTGGACCCCGTTCGGGACCGAATATATGGCCACGCTGGACTCCTTGAAAGGGTTCCTGCACCAGCGTCTGCGGCTCGGTTTGTGGGTCGCTGCCGAGGGCATGTATTTCACCGATTGGGATCCCCAATTGCACGTCGTTCCGGCCTTCGAGATACCGTCGCATTGGCCCAGATGGCTGGCCGTGGATTACGGGTTCGCGGCACCTTGCTGCGTCCTGTGGTTTGCAAGAGAACCCGAAACACGGACAATTTTTGTCTATCGTGAGCTCTATGCCGCGGGCTTACGCGACGAACAACAAGCGCAGCGAATCGTCGAGTTGACAGGTAGTGAGATACTCAACTTGAGGATTCTCGATCCCAGCATGTTCAACCTCCGGACCGAGCAGCAGCGCCCGTCCATTGCGGCTGTCTACTGGTCTCACGGCGTCAATCCCGTCTATCCGGGGATGAACAATCGCAAGCAGGGCTGGGCCATCGTCCGCAGAGCCCTCGCCCACGACGAGGGCCCACCCCGCCTGAAGCTGTTACATTCGGCCGCGCCCAATTTACAGAGGACGCTGCCGGCCATGGTGGTGGACCCCCTCGATCCCGAAGACCTCGCCGACGCGGTCCGTGGACAGAAAACCGAAGATCACGCTCCGGACGCCCTGAGGTACGGGCTGTGCGCGGAAGCGCAGCCGCCCCGACCGACGCAACCGGTTGCGTTGAGGTTTGGTTGATGGCGACGGCGCTCGAGCGGATCGGCGCCCGGCGCGTGTGCGCCACGCTGCGCTGTCCGAATCCGCCCCAGGAGCGTCGACATTTCTGTCTCCAGTGCCTCGCGCTTAAAAGGTTAAGGAGGCCGCGTCGCTGATGGCCATGCTGCAGGCGAAGACCGACGAGGGCATGGAACGCCTCACGTGCGAGCTCGCGGACCAGATGCAGCGCGACTTCCACGATCGCAACGTGCTGTATCGCGACATCGACTCCACCCTCTTTTCCCAGTTCCCCATCGAGATCCCCGAGGCCTACCGCAAAACCGCGATCGAGGTCCGCGCCCCACTCGCACTGCACATCGCCCAGAACGTGGCCGCCGCCCTTTCGGTGAACGCTCCCACGGTCGGCTTCCGACCGGTGGGGTTCGGCGACGTCTATCAGGAAAACTCCACCAGACGAGAGCGCTTCTTCGAAGCATCATGGCAGCGCCAGGAGCAGGAAGCTCGCCGCCAACTGGCCAGATTGTTCATGTGGAGCCTCGCCGTCAAGGGCGAGGGCATCCTCAAAACCTGCGAACGGGCGAATGCCGTGTGGAGCACCTACACCGACGCCTCGGACGACTACCAGAAGCAGCTCGCCACCGAAGGCCTCGACCAGCACGCCCAGGACCTCGCGTACGACAGCCACACCGAGCACCTGAAGCTGAGCCTGCCGTATCCGATCGCGA